TCTCAAAAGGATAGCCCCTTTTTTCTTTAACTTTACCTAACTACTTAGGAGATTTAAACATGGCTTTACCATCAGATGAACAAAATGCAGATTCCCGATTGCAAGTACGCTTTTACAAGCGACCAGTAAAACAGGATGATGCTTCCGCTGAAGCTGGCAGACCAATATACAAAGAATTTGATTTTGTACATATTTGCGTTGCTGGCGATACTTTAACCGAAATTGATACTTTTGCATTAGAAAGCCATAAACAGCGTTTTCCGCTACATTGGGCTAAATATCAAAACTCATTGGGTGCAAATGACGAAGGATATGAGGGAACACCATTGACAGAATGGCCTTTAGTATCTAAATCACAGGCAGAAGAACTCCGTGCAATGAAGTTTTACACGGTAGAAGCGGTAGCAAGTGCATCAGATCAGCAGTTACAGCGTATGGGTATGGCGGCAGGAATGTCACCCTATGCGTTCCGTGACAAAGCAAAGGCATTTTTAAGTTTAGCCACAACTTCAGCCGAAACTGACAAGCGTGAACAAGAAATTAACGATTTAAAAGAAGAACTTGCCAAAAAGGAACAAGAAACTGCTAAAATAAAGGCTGAAACAGATGCAAAGATAGCCTTAATGCAGGAACAAATGGCTTCTATACTTGCCGCTGTTGGTGAAAAGAAACCCCGTAAACGCAAAGCGGAAGCCACAGAGGAAGCCTAGATATGTCATCAACAATGCTCCAATTAGTACAGCAAGTTACCGCTGAACTTAACTTAGCCGTACCTACTTATGTAGCAGGTAACACTAACCAAGATGTGCAACAGATTCTTGCGTTAATGAACCGCTCAGGGTATGACTTGGTTAAGGAATACGATTGGCAAGCATTGGAGTTGGAATATCGATTTTATACAAACGCAATAACCACGACCTGCAACACTACAAATGGTAGCTATTTATTAAATAACATTCCTAGTACCGCAGGTCTTGATAGCACTTATTCCATTGTAGGAACATCAATTCCGCAAGATACTTATGTGGATGAAGTTCTTACTTCGGCTAGTTTAACTTCTACGCAATTGGCTTCAGCAACATCCGTAGCTGGTTCTGTCACCTTTAGTAAAACCATTTATCCTTTGCCTGATGACTACGAAACCATCACAGACAATACCCATTGGGATAAAACAAAACATTGGCAAATGCTTGGCCCTGTTGATGCACAACAATGGCAATGGCTCAAATCAGGTTATATTTCAACAGGCCCACGGGTTCGTTGGAGAATTCTTGGCAATACATTTCAAATATGGCCACCATACAACACCCAAGAATATTTAGGATTTGAATACCGTTCTAAAGGTTGGGTAAGAAGTGCCGCTAATGCTGTAAAGAATAGCTTTACCGCTGATACCGATACAACTGTGTTAGATGACACCATTATCGTATTGGCTACCAAACTTAAATATTTCCAAATTAAGTCATTTGATACTACCGCATTGCAACAAGATTACCAACGCTATTTAAGCGTGGCTAAAGCTAACGACAAAGGCTCTGCAACCCTATCATTTGCACCTGCTCCAAGTGCCGTGCTTATTGGCTGGGCAAATATTCCTGATACTGGCTACGGGTCTTAATAATGGCTGTCGCTAAGAAGTTTACAGCCACCACTACTTCTCTAGCCGCCCCAATCGGGGGCTGGAACGCTAGGGATTCGTTAGCTGAAATGAACCCGTTAGATGCGGTTCAATTAATCAATTTTTTTCCTACACCTACCGATGTAACCCTTAGAAAAGGCTACACAAAGACTTCTACTGGAATTACTGGGGAAGTTCAAACTTTAATGAATTACGCAGGGTTTAACGGTACAAACACGCTGTTTGCTATTGCTGGTGGGGTTATCTATAACGCATCTACCAACCCTGCAACTGCTGTATTAACAGGGCTATCTAACAGCAAATTCCAGCATTGCATGATTACCACGGCTGGTGGACAATTTTTAATAGCTGTAAATGGTACAGACCCAGCAATCATTTATGACGGCACACGCTGGTACAAAATTGCTACCACTACCACAGCCGCTACCATTAGCACTATTACAAGGGGTGGAACAGGTAACCTTACAGCTACCCTCACTACCGCAACTGCACACGGCTTGATTACAGGCAATCGGGTTAGCATCAGCGGTGCTACTCCTGCCGAATTTAATGGTACTTATTACATTACCGTAACAGGAACAACTACTTTTACTTACACAATGGCTACCGCCCCTAGCGGAAACGCTACTGTGGTTGGAACTTACACAGTTACAGGCATTACAGGGGTAAACAGCAACACTTTTATTAACATCAATATGTGCCAAAACAGGCTTTTCTTTGTACAAAAGAACAGCATGACATTTTGGTATTTACCCGTTCAATCTATTGGTGGTGCGGCATTAGACTTTAATTTAGGTGCAATTGCCCGTTCAGGTGGTTACCTGCAAGCAATGGGAACTTGGACTTTAGACGCTGGTTATGGCGTAGATGACTTATCTGCTTTTGTTACCAGTATGGGTGAGGTTATGGTTTACAAGGGTACAAACCCTAGCGATCCTAATGCTTGGAGTGAAGTTGGTGTATGGCAGATGGGTCAAACTTTTGCTAGACGGTGCTTTTTTAAGTATGCTGGTGACTTGCTATTGCTGACCCAAGACGGTCTTGTACCAATGTCTGCCGCATTACAGTCATCCCGTTTAGACCCCCGTGTAAACCTTACCGACAAGATTTATTTTGCTGTAAGCCAAGCGGCTACTAACTTTTATGCTGAATTTGGCTGGCAAATCAACTATTTTGCTAGTGAAAATATGTTGATTCTAAATATTCCTGTCGGTACGGGATATGAACAATATGTCATGCACACGATTACAAAGTCTTGGGCTAGATTTACTGGGGTAAACGCTATTTGTTGGGAAGTGTCTGCCGACAATAAGATTTTCTTTGGTGCTAACGGATTTGTAGGGCAGTTTTATTCAGATAATTCTGATGCAGGAACAAATATTGTTGCAAATGCACAGCAAGCCTACAGCTATTTTGACAGCCGAGGACAGCTTAAACGCTTTACCCTAGTACGCCCTATACTACAGACCAATTATGGCTTACCGACCGTTTTATGCGGTATTAGCACGGATTTTGACACAGTACCACTTACCAATCAAATAGCCTTTAATCCAGCTACATTAGATGCAGGTATTTGGGATACAGCATTATGGGATCAAGCTAACTGGGGTGGAAACCTTGTAGTTACTAAGTTTTGGCAAGGGGTTAATGGTCTTGGATTTAGCGGTTCTATTAATTTAAATGTTGCATCGCAAGGTATTGAATTTCATTGGGCATCAACCGATTATGTAATGGAAAAAGGTGGAGTTCTGTAGTGCTATGTTTTGATAAAGACTTATTAGGGCCATTTATAGCTGATAAGTTAAACATGGTATGGACACTTGAAAATTCAAGCACAATCGGCTGGGTAACAGATGAAATAGAAGCGGTAGTTTGGTACGAGGACTTTAATAAAAAATCGGTAACTTGCCATATTTATCTTGAAAAAGGGTTAAATAAGCAATATTTACATACCATTTTTGATTATCCTTTTGTACAATTAGGGGTAGATAAGATTATTGCCCCAGTAATTAGCAGTAACGACAAGTCGGTAGAGTTTGTCAAGAAATTGGGGTTTGAGGAACAAGCACGATTACTTGATGTTTTTCCTACTGGAGATTTGTTGTTTTTTGTAATGTCAAAAGACAAATGTAGATTTTTAGGAGAAAGATATGGGCAAGTCAGCTAGTGCTCCCCCAGCACCCGATTACACAGCCGCGGCACAAGCGACTGCGGCAGGAAACCTTGATGCGGCAAGAGCCGCTACTGCGGCAAACCGTGTAAACCAAATTACCCCTTACGGTAATTTAGATTACAGCATTAGCGGTTCTGACCCTTATGGCAATCCCACTTGGACAGCTAAACAATCCCTTGCTCCCGATCAGCAAAAGCTATTAGATATTCAAAATCAATTAAGTATTGGTACAGGTCAATTAGGTCAACAAGGTCTTGGTTATGTACAAAACATGATTTCTAAGCCATTTGATACAAGCCAATTACCTACTACTGGTTTCAATGCTGGGCAAAGCTACCAAGATGCCTATATGCAAAGGCTTGCACCACAAATTTCACAAAATCGTGAAGCATTAAGCACTCAATTGGCTAATTCGGGTATTCCCGTAGGTTCAGAAGCCTATAAACGGGCAATGATGACCCAAGGTCAAAAAGAAAATGATTTACTTGCCGCGGCAACTACACAAGGTTTTGGTACTGGTCTTGCCGCTAATCAGCAAGGGTTTAACCAACTTGCTTACCAACGCAATGAGCCTATTAATACCCTAAATGCGGTGCGTTCAGGATCACAGGTACAAGGCCCTACTTTTGTAAACTCTGCTCAACAAGCTAATACTGCTGGTGCTGATTTATTGGGTGCGGCACAAATGGGTTACAACGCTAACTTAGGTGCATCTAACGCTCAAAATGCCGCTAATAACGCAATGACACAAGGTTTATTTACTCTTGGCGGTGCGGCTTTAATGAAATCGGATATTCGCACTAAAGAAAACATTGAACCAATTGGCATAGCCCAAAACGGATTGACTGTATATAAGTACGAATATAAAGATGAATTTAAAAATGATCCATTAGCAGGACATGGCGTTCATTACGGTTACATGGCTCAAGAAGTAGAGCAAGTCTATCCTTACGCAGTTAAAACCCTAGATGACGGCTATAAAGTCGTAGATTACGGATTGTTATGAACCCATATATTTTGCAAGGTCAACCAATGCAGGATGTAAGCGGACTGCAACCCGTATTTGGAAACTTTGCACAGCAACAAGCTAACCAACAAGCGTTACTTGCACAACAAGGTCAATTAGCAGGTCAAGCTGGTCAAGGTCAAGGCGGTGGCATGAACCCACTAGCTATGGCGGCAATGTTGCGTAGTAAAGACCCTACAAAACCTGCACCTGTATATGATAAAAGCGAAATGATGCCTGACACGCCACAATATGCAGACCCAGCGTATAACCAAGCAGGATACTAATTATGGCTGATATTGGAACATTAAACCCAGAACAGATGTTGCAACAGCAACAAATATTACGCCAACAAAAAATGGCTGAAATGTTGATGCAACAAGGTATGCAACAGCCACAAGGTCAGATGGTTAGCGGTCATTATGTAAGACCTAGCATATTTCAAAGCCTTGGTAATTTAGCTAATGTTTATGTTGGTCAACAAGGTATTAAAGAAGCAGAACAAGCCCAGTTAGATTTAGCTAAAGCAATTAGAGGTCAAGAAGGCGTTGCATTGGCTGATTACATAAGTCAATTGCAAGGCAAACCTGCTGTACCTGAAAAAGTGACTGAAATGGCTGGGCCATATACTAAAAATGTACCTATGCCAACAGCTACTATTGCTGGAACTCCAGCCGTAGAAGGTAACCCAATGTTAGCTAACATGAACGCTTTGCAAAACCCTAATTCACCAGCGTTCTTGCGACAACACGCTATTAAGAAGATTACTGAAGGCCCTAATTGGGCTGAAGTTAGTCAAGTCAACCCTAGAACGGGTGACACAGATACTTATGTTTATGACAAAAACTCTGCTGACCCTAAATCAACAATGCGTTTTGTTGCAACATCTAAACCTGCATTAACTTTAGATCAGCGTTTATCTTTACAAGATAAAGGAATTAATATTCCTACTGGTAATGCTTATGGTGGTAGCTCTGTTGCTGGTGGTGGAAGTATGCCTGTTGCTGGCAACCTTGCTGGCGGTGGTCAAGTAAATCCATCATTGCCTGCTGTTAAACCTGTATCAGCTACAAATGTTCCACAGACTGATTTAGTTAAAGCATTTGGTTATGACCCATTTAAGCCGCCCCCACCCCCTGCTGGATTGCCAAGTGCTGAAGCCGCTCGCTCTTATAGAGCAGACCAATATAAGCCATTAGAAGGCGAAAGCAGAAAAGCTGTTAATGGTGCGGCATCTTATCAGGATGCTTTAGATAAGTATGTTCAAGTCCTCAATACTGTTGATTTATCAGATTTGGCTAACCCACAAGTAAGACAAAAAATTGATTCTGCTTACAACACAGCTATGTTGACAGGAAAAGAAGCCTACAAATTAGGCGTGTTAAACGGTGGTGACGAGCGTATTTTAAATAGCTTATTTCCTAATTACACGGACACTTCAAAAATGTTGGTGTTTAAAGACACAATTAAAGATTTGGCACAAACACAAAAAGAATTTGGAACAGGAATTATTCTTAAAGAATATGCTTCTTCCAATAAGCCTGTGCCTGAAATGTTTAGAAAACATATTGTTGTGCCTAAAGCTGAAGGCCAAGCAAATATTCAAATCCAAACTTTTAAAACTGAAGCTGATGCGGCTAAAGCTAAATTAAAAGATGGTACGCCAGTAATCATCAATGGTGTTTCAGGAAAGTGGAAGAACTAATATGCCATTTGTACCCGATACCCCTTCTGTTGGAAGATTTGTAGCTGATACTCCCAATGCTGGCAATATGTACGCTGGTAATGACACGATCTATACCGACAACGGTATGGCATTAAATTTGCCAGCAGATTCAGCCGAGATTAAAGGCCCAGCTAAACACGCCCAACAAATAATGACAGGTATTGTCAGTAGCCCCATTACAGCGGCTACAGGGGCGGCTAAACAATTTGCTGGTATTCCACAATACTTAGCCAAGCTAATTGAAGAAAAGCCACAACAAACGCTTTCAGGCTTAATTACTGGCCAAAGACCAACACAACAATTAAACCCTGTTGAAAAAGGTATTGAAGCATTAAATCAAATTGAAACTGGTACTAAACAAGCGGCTGGCCCATATTCTTATGTAACCAATAGACCATCTAATATTGCTGGCGAAATTGCCCCTTATTTAATGGGCGGTACTGCTGGCTCTGTTATGGGTGAAACAGGTATTGCCACTAAATTTATGGATGCCGCCAAAAATATTGGCCAACTTCCTAGTTTTGTTAGAAGCATGGCTTCTGCTAGCCCTAAAATTACTGATATTGCCAACAAGATTGTTGGTGCTACTACTTTAGGTGCGGCAACTGGTGCAGGTCAAGCTGAAAAAACAGGTTTAACATTGCCTGAATTGACTACCGAAAAGGGTAGCAACATTCTTACCAATGCCGCCATTAGCGGTGCAATACCAGCGGCAGGTGCAGTTTTAAAACCTGTTTATGAAAATGTTATAAAACCAACTGCCAAAGCTGGTGGCAATCTTTTGTCCCATTTATTGACATTAGAAACTGGTACAGGTGCAGAACCATTTAAAGGTGCGGCTAAAGCTGGATATGCTGGCGGTCAAGAAGCACAAGAATTTGCTAGACATTTGCGTGAACAAGTGCCTAAAACTGAAGTAATTAATATGCTTCAAGGTAATTTAAATACCATGAAAACAGCGATGCAAAACCGTTATAACAATGGTATGCAACAGCTATCTACCGATAAAACACAGCTTGATTACACGCCAATTAGGGATTCAATTCGTACTGCTACCGAAGATTTTGGTTCGTACAAAGGCAAAGAAGTAAACACTTCTGTTATTGATGCGATGAATAAAGTCCGTGCCAAAGTCAAAGATTGGCAATCTGAACCAGCCAGCATTTTTCACACGCCCGAAGGATTTGATAATCTTAAAAAATCTGTTGGTGAAGTGCTTGAAAAACAAGAATACGGCACTCAAGAATATGCCGCAGTTAAGCGTGTTTATGACAAGATTAAAGATACGATCAAAGATCAAGCCCCTAAATACGATGAAATAATGACTGATTATCATAAAAGCAAAGAATTGCTTGATGAAATCAAGGCTACATTTAGTACAGGTAAAAGTGCCGATACACAGATGCGTAAACTGCAATCTTTGATGCGTAACAATGTCAACACCAATTATGGTAATCGTGAAGATTTAATGCAAACGATTATCAAAGAAGGTGGTAAAGACATCATGCCAGCGTTATCAGGCCAAGCGTTAAGTAGCATTGCTCCAAGAGGTTTAATTGGTAAAGGTGCTGATGTTTACGCTCTTACTCATTTATTAACTAGCCCAATGACTTCAATACCTATGCTTGCCGCTTCTAGCCCTAGATTTATGGGTGAAGCCGCTTTTGCCGCAGGTAAGGGTGCTAAAAAAGTAACCAATATGCTTGATTCTGCACAAAACCCTGATGAAGCTAAAAATTTGGCCCGTATGCTTATACTAAATAAAGCCCAAGAAAAGGAACAACAAAAATGAGTAGAAACGGATCGGGTACTTATTCCCTACCTGCGGGTAATCCCGTAGTAACTAACACAGTAATTAGTTCAACATGGGCTAATACTACGCTTACTGATCTTGCTACCGCAATGACAGGTAGCGTAGCGTCTGATGGTCAAACACCCATGACAGGCAACCTTAATTTATCTAGTAATAAGATTATTAATGTTGTTGACCCTACTGCCGCCCAAGATGCCGCTACTAAAGCCTATGTAGATGCTGTTGGTTTTGCTGTAGCACCAAGCACCGCTGGTAATGTTCTAACATCTAACGGCACTATTTGGACTTCTGCTCCTGTTTCTACGGTTCTTACTGGCTCTATGCAGATGTGGCCTACAGCTACAGCACCAACAGGGTATTTATTGTGTGCAGGTGCGGCAGTTTCAAGGGTAACTTACGCTACTTTATATGCCCTTATTGGCACTACTTATGGCGTAGGTGACGGAACTACTACCTTTAATCTACCTGATTTGCGTGGTCGTATGCCATTTGGCGTTAGCGGAAGTTACGCACTAGCATCAACAGGTGGTTCTGCTGACGCTATTGTTGTAAGTCATACTCATGCCGCAACTGTTACAGACCCACAACATCAACATTCTTTGCCATCAGGACAAGGCTCTAATTCAGGCACAAATCCTTATTTGGGTTCTTCAAATCTTTCTGCAACGGCTGGAGTTACAGGATTAGCTTCAACTGGTATTACTGTAGCTAATGCTACTGTTGGTTCAAGTGGTACTGGTGCTAATTTGCCACCATATCTTGCTATTAACTTCATTATTAAAACTTAATTATGTCCAGTATTGATAAAAACGAAGCGGCTTTATCTGCACACGAACAAGTTTGTGCTTTTCGTTATGAAACAATTAATGCTCGGTTAAAACGACTTGAACAAATATTAATTGGTTCTGCTGGTTTTATTATTGCCGCACTTCTTTCTATATCTTTTAAATTAAATTAATGATGTGGACTACGGAATATCAGAAGGCGTTAAAAGCCTTACCGACAGCCTTGAAGCAAGCAGAACAGCAAGTAAAGGCTTATCTAAGTCTATTGAAAACATACAGCACGATGGATTGGATGTTGCACAGCACCAAGCCAACGAAAGAATCAGAGCAAGACGAGAAGCAGAGTTTAAGAAAGAACAAGCATTAATCAAGGCTTTGAAACAATGGCAACACAATAAGCAGATTAGTGACGAAGAAGCCAAGTTAAAGATTGATTTTATTAAGAAACACGGT